GGCATAAAGGGCATACAGAGTTATTTAAACGAGCAATTTCCAAAACTGGTCAAGTAATAATACAGTTAAGAGAAACGCCATATGATGAAGACAATCCATATAGTGTAGAAGAAAGAAGAAGTATGATTTCGATTGCTCTTAATCAATCTGGATTTGTTTACGGTGAAGATTATGAAGTTATGGGAGTTCCTAATATAACGCATATTACATATGGTAGAGAAGTTGGCTATAAAATTGAGCGAGAATATCTAGATGAGAAAACTGAAGGTATTAGTGCTACAGACCTTAGGGATTTTGGATGAAAGATAATCCCTATCTTTGTGCCGCAGCCTGGACTCATACTTATGTCTCTCCACAAGGCGAGAGAAGATTGTGCTGTGCGAGTAGGGAAAAACCTGCATTTCAAAGGCAATACTTAGACGCTGATGGCAGTAATACAGACGCTTTTTTAGAATTTGATCCTCAGCGCCCTAAATTAAAAGAACATTGGAACAGCGAATACATGAAAGACATTCGTAAAAGAATGTTGAAAGGCGAAAAGATTTCTCAATGTGAGGTATGTAATGATCAAGTATTGAACTTACACACCTATAGAAAGTATTTTAATGAGACTTTATTTCCTCATAAGATAGATGAAATAATAGCGAATACAAGAGAAGATGGACACTATGATAAACTACCCATCTCATATGATTATCGTGTTTCTAATCTTTGTAATTTTAAATGTCGAATGTGTGGAGAACAGTTATCTAGTAGTTGGGAAGCAGAAAAGAAAAAACATGAAACTCAAGACTATGTTAAAGATCCTTGGTTAGAACCCACGAATCGCAAACGAATAGCAAATTTTCAGAAAGATGTTCTAGAAAAAGAATTGTTAGAAGCAGTTGCGAATGAAACAATAGAAGAGATATATTGGGTTGGTGGTGAACCCTTAATGTGGGATATACATTGGGAAGTGATGCAGAAGTTGGTTATTTCTGGACATTGTAAAGATGTTACTATTAGATATAACACTAATTTACATCGTACTAGTGGAGGTTGGGGTAATAGAAACACCCCCGGACTTATTCCTAAAGAAATAAAATGGAACAATGTTTATCTCTATAATATACTACATAAATTCAAAAGTGTAAATATATGTGCAAGCATAGATGGTGTAGGAGATGTTGGAGAATATATTAGAGAAGGTCTGGTCTGGAAAGACTGGCTCAAAAATTTCAAAGAAGGGCTCTTTCTTATTGATCGTTTTGGTAATGACGCCTTGGTCTTTGATGTTACTCTTACTACACCTGGTCTTTTCGACCTTAAGCGGTTATTTGACACCGTAACAGAACTTGATGTAAAATCATATTTTAAGTTTACATATGCGTTTGATCCTTCTGTTGTTATGAGTCCTATGTGCCTTCCCAAACATGTTAAAGAACCAATCATTCATGAACTATTAGAATACATGGAACCTAGACTTACTGAGAAGACTCAAGTATATAAAGATTCTTTGCTTGATCTTTTAGAACGAAAATCATTTGATCAAGAATATGTTACTTATCAGCAAGGACTACAAAACGGCAAAAGATATCAAGAGCATTTAGATACAATCAGAAATACCAAAATAAAATTCAGAGATACATTAAATGATGTTGCTAAGGAGTGGTGGGATGCCATCTAGCACTTTTTGTCCACTACCTTGGAAACATCTAGCGACACATCCACATGGTGCAATCACATTATGTTGTGAAGCCGCACATGATCAAAGAATGTCTGAATCTTTTAATAATGGACTCCAACGAGAATATCAGACACTTCATAGTACAGAATATAATTTTGAACAAATACAAAACAGCGATTCTTTTAGTCAAGTAAGGCTGAAGATGTTAAACGATGAAATGCCAGAACAATGTAAGCGTTGTTGGGATAATGAAAAAGTAGGAAACAAATCTAAGAGATTAATAGAAATCGAGAGACTGGATTTTACTGAAGAAGATGCCAGAAAAGTAACAAACGATGACGGCACGATTACTGAAGTTGATTATGAGTTTATAGAATTGCGACTGGGTAATCATTGTAATACAATCTGTCGAACATGTAATCCTCATTCAACATCACGATGGAAAAAAGACTATGATAAGATATTTCCTAATAACGCATATCAACTACAACAAAATTTATTTGATTGGCCACTAGATGACAATTTTTGGAATAATTTAATAGAACATTGTGATAGTCTTAGATATATTTACATTAATGGTGGAGAGCCATTATTAATAGACAAGCACCTTAGTTTTCTACAGCAACTTATCGCTAAAGGTGTAGCACAAAACATTACGCTTGTTTACTCTACGAATTGTACTGTTATTAATCATGCGTATGAAGAAGTCTGGAAAAAATTTAAAGAAGTCCAGTTGATGGTTTCTATTGATGATATTGAGACTAGAAATTATTATATTAGATATCCTACTCAATGGAGAACAGTTACTAAAACCTTAGAGTGGATTAGAAAACTTTGCATGTTCAATGCTAACATTACTTATAACATTATGCAAACAGTTTCAACATACAACATTTATTACCTAAAAGAGTTTCAAGAGTTTTTTCAAACTAATTATCCACACTGGTCTACAGATGACGGTGATGTTGGTTATATTTCGATGAATTTTGTTACAGATCCAGTAGAGTTTGATGCATCTAATTTACCAGAACAAGTAAAAGAACAAATATTGAACAAAATACGAGGTTCAGTATATCTAGGATGTAGTGATTTTTATGATACTGTTGAGAAACATTTGCAGAAGTCTGAATCGCTTGAAGATGCTAGTGAATTCTTAAAACTAACAGAGAAGATGGATAAAGTTCGTGGGCAATCTCTTAGAGACACATTTCCAGAGTTTTACAATCTTCTAAGAGGAAATAAAGAGTTCTTTTGCTCTGCGCCGTTTTCAACTATGTACATTCATCCAACAGGAGAAGTAAAAACTTGTTGTATTGGAGAATCTACTTTTGGTAGCACAAAAGAAAATAGTCTAGAAGAAATTTGGCATAATGACATGTTTACTAATTTGAGAAAAGACTTTATATCTGGAGAAATAACTGATCTTGTAGAAAAGAATTGTAGCACATGTATAAACTTTGAACGCTCTGGTATTCATAGTTTACGAGACAAATTAAATCAAGACTACGAGCATAAAATAGATAAAAGTCCAGACACAGACATTAACTTGTTATACATTGATGTCCGTTTTAATAACTTTTGTAATTTCAAATGTAGGACTTGTTATCATGAGTATAGTAGTTCAATACACAATGAAGACAAAGGAAGTAATCAAGATATTATCTATGCTGGCAAAACAGAAGACGATTTATACAATCAGATAGTTCCACATCTCGATCATGTTAATCAGATTTACTTTGCAGGTGGTGAGCCGCTAATTCAGAAAGAACATTGGTTAATACTTGACAAGTTAAAAGAAATGGGAAGAACTGACACCTCATTACAATATAACACTAATTTTAGTACATTAAAATACAAGCAGAAACATATAACAGAATATTGGAATGAGTTTGATGATGTGCTGTTGTTATTATCACTTGACGGCTGGAAAGAAGGCGCAGAGTATTGGAGACACGGTACAGACTGGGAAAAGATATACAATAATATTCTTGAAGTAAAAGATAAATGCCCACATGTACAGATGGGAACAACCACGACTGTTAGTTGGGTAAACTTATATAGTGCATTAGATTTCTTAGATCATGTTATAGATGAAAAACTTATGCTAGAAGAAAAACTGAATATTAATGTGTTACAGAAACCTCCAATATTTTCTGTTCAAGTTGTGCCAGGTTGGAAGAAAGATGAGTTGAAAGAAAGAATACAAAAGACACTAGATAAGACTACCGAGGCTTCTTTACTTAGAAACAATTTAAATGCTTTGTTAGACTACATGTATGAGGTTGAACATGATGCAAGCAATAGTGCTGGTTGGAAAACTGCATGGGATTTCTTCATAAATAGACGAGACAAGTTGCGTGGTGAAGATTTCTTTACAGCATTTCCAGAACATGAGAATATGAGATCAATAATAGAGCATGAGTGATTATCTTACATTTGAGCAAGGCGAAAAGATAATATCCTTACTAGAAAAACTAGTAGGACAACCTGCCATCCTTTCTGCACGAAAGACCGATTATATTGCACCTGAAACGCTAGTAAATCCAAACGGTCCTCATGCTGAACTAAAATATGAAAATTTTCCAGAAAAACTTTTTCCCATGACCTTTTGGTACGAAAGGCCACTGTCTGAAACTTCTAATGCAGATCCTTTAATGCAACCGCATAGTCCTTGTGGAAATGCTTCTGAAAATTCTGACAGATTTAGAGAGTTTATGTATCCTGATTCTTTTAATGGTATGAACCAGCACGATGTACTACACAGAAATGAGCATCATAATATGCGATTTCGTTATTTAGATACTTGGGAAGAGAACAAGCATATTGGAACTAATATGTATATGATAGATTTGTGGACTGTAGGATTCGGTGGAGGAGCAGTTGCAACATTAAGTAAGTTTGGAAATATCATCTCCGATATGTCAGAACAAGCAAGAAAATTAGTCGCCAATGGTGAAATGGTATTAGTTATTCGATCTGACGGTGAAGGATTTTCAGTTGATGAACATAATTGGGTAAGTAATATACATCAACAAATGATTGGATTTGGGATGCAAAACGCCAAGGTCGCTGTTACTAGTGGCGATCTCTTATTTAGAAAAAACTATGAAAAGTGGTGCGATGCTTATCCACATATGTCTAATCAATTTAGATTTAAAGCCGTTCTACCTCATGATTATTTTCATTACGCTTATCTTTTAGAATATGTAAAACGAGTTGGACTTTTTGATTGGGAAGAAGAAGTTATTCGCCCACAAAGATTGCCGCCAGAAGATGTAGGATCAGGAGACTCATACACCAATGAGTGGATTCAAGAAGTTCCAACAGACGGACAAAAAGAAAAAAACTTTCTATGTTATATGGCAGCCTCAAGAAGTCATAGATTAGCACTGTACAGCGAACTGTTACGAAGAAATCTTGTAGATGATTCGTATGTTAGTTTTTTATTTAGATATGCACATTTAAGAAACGAGGGTGGAAAGGCTTGGAATCAACTTAATGGATTTCATGATAATCATTTGAGAGAGGTATCAGAGTTACTTTTAAAGGGTCCCGAACAAGTAAACTGGCTGACACATGCTAGAGAAAAAGATTTCTTACAATATAGAGAACTTGATATTTCGCATGTGGGTGTTTCTAGTGATGATAGACAATTTAACAAAGAACATTATATTAATTCTTACTTCAGTCTTGTTGCAGAAACAAAATTTGTAGTTCCTTGGAACATATCAAAAGATCATCAAGATACACCTCTATTGGGCGAAGATGCCATGAGAGATAGAAACGAATGTTTGTTTGTGACAGAAAAAACATATAAGCCTATTATGAATTATCATCCATTTGTTATTGTTGGAAATACTGGAACATTAGCATATCTAAGAGAAGAGGGATATGCCACTTTTCCAGAAATGTTTGATGAAAGTTATGATGAGATGGAAAATGCTAATGATAGATTTCAGGCTATATTATCAGAAGTCGAGAAATTTTGTAAGTTAGATGATGGAGAAAAGAGAAAAAGATATCGAGCAGTATTGCCCGCTATCGTTCACAATAGGAAACACTACTTAGGTAGTTTTAATAAGTTAAGAAAACGCCATTTACACTGGCTATTACAGATGGGAAAATTAATAGAATGAAAATAGGATTTATTGGATTCGGAAAACTTGGTCAACCTTGCGGTGAGGTTATTGCAGAAAGAGGACATGATGTTGTTGCATATGATGTAGCGGACATTGATACAACTGTACCATTAAGAGATACGATAGAAGAAACGGTAAGAGACAGAGAGATTGTTTTTGTCGCTGTTCCTACACCACATGATCCAGCGTATGATGGCAAAGAACCGACATCTCATTTACCACCCAAAGATTTTAATTACGACATCGTGTGTGATGTTCTAAAAGAAGCAAATAAACACATGAATGAAGATCAGTTATTGGTGTTAATAAGTACTGTTTTACCAGGCACTGTTAGGCGAACTTTTGTTCCTCTTATTACCAATACGAGATTTGTATATAATCCATATTTAATTGCTATGGGAACTGTTGCGTGGGATATGGTAAATCCAGAAATGATAATGATTGGCACTGAAGACGGAACATCAACAGGCGATGCGAAACAGTTGATAGGATTCTATGCTACTATTATGGATAATAATCCAAGATATGTTGTTGGAACTTGGGATGAGTGTGAATGTATCAAAGTTTTCTATAACACTTTTATCAGTGCAAAACTGGGTCTTGTTAATATGATACAAGATGTTGCAGAAAAACAAGGCAATATTAATGTTGATGTAGTTGCTAATGCTTTGCGAGATAGCACACAGAGAATTATGGGTCGAGCATACATGAAGCCTGGTATGGGAGATGGCGGTGCTTGTCATCCAAGAGACAATATCGCATTGAGATATATGGCACATAATTTACATCTGGGTTATGATCTGTTTGCTAGTATTATGGAAGCGAGAGATAAGCAAGCACTTAACATGGCATGGTCTATACTTAATCAGGGCGAGAACATTCATTTCACTTCGGATTCATATAAGCCCCATGTTTCCTATACAGAAGGTAGTTTTAGTTTGCTAGTGCAGTATTTCATAAAAGAGAGAGGTGGTAATATTGTTGAAGCGAAAGATGCAGATGTGATTGTTGTTGTTCATGAAACTGATGAAGTGCCAGAAGATTTTAAAGGTATTATTTTTGATCCATGGAGAAATCATACTGGCGATAATGTAATTAGATACGGAGATACTAGATGAAAAGGCTTTGGGAAAATATCAAGTACAAATACAAAATGTGGAAAAGAAAAAGACAGTATAAGAAGCGTTTGAAAGAATTAAAAGAAAAGGATCCTTTCATATATGATTAAGTGGGGTATATCAGCAGGTTCACACGATGCGGCTTTGGCGGTTGTTGATGATGAAAAGATTTTGTTTGCTAGTCATGCAGAACGATTTAGTAAAATAAAAAACGATTCTCATTTAAATTCTGGTATAATACGAGAAGCATTAAAACACGGAAAACCAGACATAGTTTTTTGGTATGAGAATCCATTGCTTAAAGCAACTAGACGGTTACTTGCAGGACAAAAAAACATATGGTTAAATCCAACATCTTATTGTAGAGCATACGGTATTGATGCGCCAGTAAAATGGGGCAATCATCATGAGAGCCATATGGCCGCTGGATATCACACTAGTAAATTTAAGAAATCTGCTACACTTGTTATTGACGCCATAGGCGAATGGAATACAACAACAATATGGAATCAAGATAAAAAAGTTTGGTCTAAAAATTATCCAATTTCATTAGGTCTTTTTTACTCAGCATTTACTGAGAGAGTTGGATTAAAACCTAATTGCGATGAATATATTTTAATGGGTATGGCCGCTTATGGAAATTCAGAAAGATATTATGCAGAAATTAAAGAGATGTGTGAATCTCGTTACAATTTTCACAAGGGTGTCAGGTGGTGGAAATCAGAATTAAAAGAAGAAGATTATTTTGATGTAGCCGCGGCAGTTCAAAGAGTATATGAAATCTATTTTCGTAATTTATTAATAATTACAAAGAAGAAGACAGGACAATCTAATTTAGTTCTTATGGGCGGTTGTGCATTGAATTGTTTAGCAAACAGAATAATTCCAGAGTATTTTAATTCTCATTGGATTATGCCTAACCCTGGAGATGCCGGTTCGTCATTGGGAGCCATCTTGGCAAAAGCGAATTATAAGAATTGGTCGTCAATGGCAACATTTCCTTTTACTCCTTATCTAGGATATAACATTGATAAGAAATATCCAGTAAATGATTTAATAGAATTGCTATTGATAGACAAAATAGTAGGTGTTGCAAATGGTAAAGCAGAGTTTGGTCCTAGAGCGTTGGGTAACAGAAGTCTACTTGCTGATCCGAGAGATCCAGATATAAAAGACAAAGTTAATAGAATTAAACAGAGACAAGAATTTAGACCATTTGCTCCTGTTATAAGACAAGAAGATGTTGCACAATATTTTGATGTGGGAAATACTTTTCAATCTCCATATATGCAACAAGTGGTGACATGTAAAAATCCAGAACAGTTTCCTGCGATTGTTCACAAAGATGGCACTAGTAGAGTTCAAACTGTCGAGAAAAGCGAACACGCTGGATTATATAGTCTACTAACTAAATGGAAAGAAGAGACTGGTTGTCCAATGTTGTTGAATACTAGTCTGAATATAAAGAACAAACCAATTGTCAATGATGAAGATGATGCAATGAAATTTGAGAAAAAGTATGGCGTTTCTGTCTTATAAAATACCCGTAACTTGGAACAAAGAGTCATATGAAGATTTAGAATATTTTCATAAACCAGTTTCTGATAAATTACTGAGATTGTGGCGCTCAAGAGGCTATAATCATCTCACAGTTAATGGTTTATTATATGATCAGAGTGCTGGAAGAAAGATGCCAATCTTTACTAAAACATTAGATGAAGAGTTTCGTTGGTTAAAAAATAAAGGGTATGCTTTTTATAAAATGGAACAAATGACTATCATGCCCTCTCATGTAGATCGTTATGAAATGTATTCAAAAGTTTTTAATGTTAGTAGCAAAAAGATAGTAAGAATTTTAGTCATGTTAGAAAATTGGAAATCAGGACATTATTTTGAAATTGATGGAGAGGCCCAAGTTAATTGGAAAGCAGGACAATGTTATCAGTGGACTTGTCAATCACATACTGCGGCTAATTTAGGAACTGAACCGAGATATACTTTACAGATAACTGGTCATGTTTGAGCGAATAACAGAATTTGAAAATATGTTGAGTGAGTACACGGGCGCACCATATGTTGTTGCTACTGATTGTTGTACTCATGCATTAGAATTATGTTTCAGAAGAAAGAAACCAGAACATGTTACATTCACTTCTTTTACATATTTAAGTATTCCAATGATGCTACATAAGATAGATCAGCCCTTTGGATATCTTGATCATGATAAACAAGTATGGGAAGGTGAATACAAATTTCATAATTCAAACATTTGGGATAGTGCAAGACTATTGACTCCCATGATGTATAGAGAAGGACAGATGCAATGTTTAAGTTTTGGATATGATAAACCTTTAGAGATTGGAAGAGGTGGAGCAATACTACTAGATGACTTTGAAGATTATTATATATTAAAACATATGTCATATGATGGCAGAGATTTAAATATTAGTCCTTGGCAAGAACAGAAAAATTTTATTCTTGGATTTCATTACAAAATGACAATAGAAGAAGCAGAGATAGGTATGAGATTATTGAACGAACACTTACCTACATGTTCAGAGAAAGATTATCCGGATTTAAGAAATGTCAGTATACACAAATAACGATTGGGATCCATTAGAACATGTTATTGTTGGCACAGCAACAAATGCCCATTGGCCAACACACTGTCCTGTTTTTAGAGCGACTGAAGAGACAACTAAATGGAAAGATACTCCAGTTCCTTCTGGTAAAATACCAAGAATAATTGAGATGGAAGCGAATGTTGACTTAGATGCTATTGCAGAACTTCTTAGATTGTGTGGTGTAAAAGTAGATAGACCAACAGATTTAGACTTTGCATCATTTGATGGCATGTACAACTATTGTCCTAGAGATAGACTTTTGATTTTAGGTGACAAAGTTATTGATGCTCCTATGATGTTTCCTACAAGAAAAAAAGAGATTGAAGCATTGACAACTTTCATTGATGCTGATATAATAGGTTGTGATGATCCTGAAGCAATGTTTGATGCGGCAAATATATGTCGCTTGAATAAAGACCTTTTATATCTTGTCAGTGAAAGCGGTAATTTAGCGGGCGCAGAATGGCTAAAGAGAAAGTTTCCAGAATATAATGTTCATGTATTATCGGATTATGGTGGAGTTCATATAGACAGCACGATTGTACCAGTGAGAGAAGGTTTAGTTATCCTGAATAAAGATAGAATAAAAGAAGTGCCAGAGCCACTAAAAAAGTGGGATAAAATATGGATAGGAAAAGACGATTTGAGAGAAAGAAAGTTTGTAGATTATCCATACGCTAGTAATTATATTGCACTAAATATTTTGACACTTAGAGATAATTTAGTTTTATGTGATCCCAATCAAACACATCTCAGAGAGAAACTTGGAGACTATAACATCATGTCTTTGGGAGTAGATTTAAGGCATGCTAGAACTCTTGGTGGCGGACATCATTGTGTAACTTTAGATTTGAGGCGTGAGTCATGAAGATATTAGTGGGCGGAGATAGTTGGACTGCTGGATATGATGTCGATGAGTCAGAAAGATGGACTAGTCATGTTCATGGTGCTACTATAACAAATGTCGCCAGATCTGGTAATGATAATAAATCAATAGCAAATGCTATTGAGCAAGAGCATGTGCGAAATAAGGGCGGCTTTGATTTGATCATTGTTGTTTGGAGTTCAATGTCTAGATTTAAAGGACACTTTGTTTCTCCTAAAGAACATAAAAAATTGAAAAATGTTTCATTGAGAGATATGATAATGGATTTTGGACAACAAGTTAGAATCGTTGAAGACTTGTCAACTCCTGTTTTACATTGTACTGTCTTTGGAGATAATTTTCCATTTAATGTTGAACATTATCACCCAACATCGATGCTAGAATATCTATCAAGACTTTCTGGATATGAATGGTATTTAAAAATACCTTTCTATGAGTCCGGTATGCTTAGTAAAGACAACGAAGAATTTACAAAAACTTTTGCTGACAAATATTTTCAAGATGATTGGAAGTATGCTATTATGGAGCGTGAGATGATTATTGTTGATAAATGTTTTGATTATTTTTTACCCTGTGGTCATCCTAATCCAGAGGGGCATAAACAATGGAGTCATGTGATAAATGAACGAATTCGGGAGTTATAATTTTCTTTCTTGTTATGATGGCAAGAAAGAGACAATATTTTGGAAAAACGGAATAGTAAAAGGAGAAACTTACTATCTCAATAATGATAAGATCAAAATTTTAAGACAGACTATTCCAGAATTTGATGATGCTTATATACTTTTTAACATGGGTTACAAAGTTGATTACGACTGGAACAAAGTTGTAACACATATAAGAAAAGCAAAACCAAAAAAATTGATAGTGTTTAATGACGATGCTCACACTTCTCTTGATCCTGAATATGGGTTTTCACCTAACTTGACACATGAAGGTATTGTTATAAGTGATATAATCGCAAAATTGCGAATTAAAGATTATGTCATATATGATTGTGAGTACAACACCAGCATATATTATGAGGATATCCCTAGATCGAAATTACGCTACTACGATATATTTACGCAAACTTGGGTTGGCGGTGGTTTCGATGATTATGAACCACAAGAAACTTTTGATTGGAAAGTTTGTTGTACAAACAAGAAACCAGATATTCATAGACTTCTAGCAGTAATGCATTTATGTGATGATCCAAGTTTTAAAGGAACATATCATGACATGCCTAGAAAACCTGAAATGGAAAAGATGATATCGTATACAAACACACATCAACATTATAAGCCTCCCCAACCAACCTTTATGATGTTATCTGAAGAGTATAAAAACAAAATTCTCGATGAGAGATTTCAGATTTTCACAGAAGCATATCTGAATAATGATTTATTTTGGGATTCAAATGATCATGAAAAGATTTCAGGCGAAGATCAGATTAAGACTATAGAAATAACAGGCAATTCTTTTCTTACGCTTGTGGCAGAAACGCTATGGGACACTAGAACACAGTTTTGGTCAGAGAAGACATTAAAGCCCATGTATATGTTGAGACCATTTATTATTCTTGCATCTCCTGGTAGTTTAAGTCTTATTAGAAGACTGGGATTCAGAACTTTTAGTCAGTGGTGGGATGAGAGTTATGATGAAGAAATAGATCATGGAAAAAGATTTGAAAAAGTCATGAAGATTGTTGATGATATTAGATCATTGTCTGATTACGATTTACATGATATGTTGATCGAAATGAAATCTGTTTTAGATCACAATAGAAAACATGCCATAGAAGAATTACATAAGGTTTATCTCATATGACTTGGTGGTTTTACGGTTGTTCATACACCGCTGGACATGAGATACATGATGCCGCAGTAAAAGATGAAGACGGCACATTGCACTGGCTTATAAAACCAGAAGATGTTCTTGAGCGAAATAAGCAAGATAGTTGGGCAGGAACATTATGTAAATTACAAAATGTTGAACTATGTAATAGAGCGGAGTATGGAAGTTCTAGTGGCCAGATGATGGTAAAATTTTTATCAGATATACAACAAAACAAAATTGATAGACAAGATATTGTTATATGGGCATCAACTTTTAGTAGAAGATGGTTTGATATTCAAGATAAAAAATCTAAGTCATGGGTTCCTAGAAACTTAGAGTGGTGGGGAGGTAGCAGTCAGGATCATCTATTAGAAACTTGGTCAGATACCCATTTATTGTATAGGTGGTTCCAAGATTTATATCAATTTGTTACGATATGTCATCATGAAGGTTATGAATGTATGATAATACCTTGTGGTGATCCAGTGCAGATGGAACTTGAACTACTTACAGAGAAAATAGGTATAAAAAATGAGAACCTATTGAAGATTTCAGAATATATAACTAGTAGAATAAAGACAAAGATAGTACTCTTTGAAGACATGAAGTCATTTAGTACATATACAGGAGATTTAATGGACGCTGACGGCGGGCAAGAATTCGCTAGTAACTGGTACGAACCAGGCGGACATCCTACAAAAAAAGCCCATGATTTGTGGGCAGAACGAATATATCAATCATTAAATGAATAAATAAAATTATGAGTAGTAATATTATATTTTTTCCGAAACACAAAATATCTTCTCCTACAGGTTATCGTATTAACCTTTACACGGAAGAACAGATTGATATAGTCTTGTTTTGTATAAATATGACATTAGATCGAAATGATCCTAGTAGATATACAAGGAAAGATTTGAAATCACTTGACCCCGAATATGTCATTTCTAAAATGACTCTCTGCCTAGATAGCACATTCTTATCAAAATCAGCAAAGGAGCAAATCAGAAAAATAATTCATTCTATAGAAATCATCCCACTTTCGGTATTAAAACAGAACTACAAGTGATTGGCGGGTACGAAGTTTGTACCTTTTTTTAAACTAGAACAGGGAAATCAACCGCATGGCACGAAGAAAAAGTCTACAAGTTGTAGATAACTCTGATAATGAAATGCGTGAACCAACAGAAAATAATAAATGTAAGATCCAGATAGACGATCTTAAAACAATAGGAGCATTAACACAAACACAAGGACAATTCTTTTCACAGTATGAGCAAGGTGCCAAAGCAATGTTATTACATGGTTCAGCAGGAACAGGAAAGACTTTCATTGCAGTATATAAAGCACTAGAAGAAGTATTAAAAACCCGCAAATTAGATAGAGTCGTAATAGTACGATCAGCGGTACCCTCCAGAGAAATAGGACACTTACCAGGAGACCAAGACGAAAAAACCGCAGTCTACATGCAACCATATGTAGATATGTGCGAAAAGTTCTTTCCAAGAAAAAACAACGCATTTAAGCGACTACTCAATCAAAAATCAGTAGAATGGATGATAACATCGTTTGTCAGGGGAATAACGCTTGACAGAGCCGTAGTTATTGTCGATGAATGTCAAAATATGAATGATATGGAGTTAAATTCTATCTTGACAAGAGTGGGGAATAATAGTAAAATAATACTCTGTGGAGACTTTAGACAATCTGATTTATACAAAAGAGGAGATATGTCAGGATTACAGAAATTCACTGTTATTGCAGAAAGCATGCCATCTTTCAGAATTCTCGAATTTTCGACAGGTGACATTGTTAGGAGTCGATTTGTGCGAGAATATCTCGTTGCCAGACAAAAATATGAAGAAAATTATGAATTAACCGCTTGACATTTGCTAAAATACCAGTTATAATACTCGTATGTTTAATCATGTTGATATTGGTGAATTACCTCGGCTAAAACGCAAGAATGTCGATGGTAAGAGATTGTATGTTAATGAGCAGGGTAACAGATATCCTTCTGTTACTACTGTTCTTGGTGTTCGCAACAAAAAGAGTATATACGAGTGGAGACAGCGTGTCGGAGCAGAAGTCGCTGATCAAATATCGAGAAAAGCGTCTACTCGAGGCACTAGAATCCACAAGTTATGTGAAGACTATCTAAACAATAAAGAACTTCCCGAAATGTCTCTTTTAGATTTAGATACTTGGAAATCTTTCAAACCAGTTGTGGACAGAATCGATAATATTCATGCAGTAGAACCTTTCCTATACAGCGATCATTTACAGATGGCTGGTCAATGCGATGCGATTGCAGAGTTTGATGGAAAACTGTCAGTCATTGATTTTAAAACATCAAAAAGAAAGAAATATCACAAAGGAATATCCAATTATTTCGCTCAATGTGCCGCGTATGCGATCATGTATGAAGAAAGAACAGGTACTCCGATAGATAGAACTGTGGTTTTAATAGCCGTTGATGGCGATGATCCACAGATTTTTATTGAAAATCGTGATAATTATACAGATTATTTGTTAGAAAGTAAACGAATGTTTGACAACAATCTTTATGATTGATAAATAATATGCTCGGTGATGTAAATTGAAAGGTAAACAGGACGAGGGTGCGATTCCCTCCGCCTCCACCAATTTTATCCTTATAGACCCGATTATGGGGGCGAACAGGATCGACTGGTACTTATTAGAGGATACGGAGAGCCGGTGAGCAAACAGCCGTATAAATGTAAGACAACAATAACTGCAAACGATAATTTTGCATATGACGATTACGCTTTAGCGGCGTAAGATCAGTCGGGGTTCGGGGACGCCTAGCAACAGAAGTCCCCATTTTTTACTCTAGCAGAAAAGGTAAAGGCTATGATTAAGAACTTTTTACTAGCGGCAACTTTAATATTGCCACCCAGTATAATTTCTGGAAACATAAGTGTTACTGATGAAGCGAAAGACAAAACGCATTTAGAAGAGATAACGATAACAGCGGTGAAACAAGAAATGCCATTAGATCCACAAGAGGTATTCTGTTTGGCTCAAAATATATATCATGAAGCCCGTGGTGAAACTGAACACGGAATGATTGCAGTAGCAAATGTTACTTTGAATAGGGTCGATGATCCTAGTTTTCCCGGTTCTGTTTGCAATGTAGTATATCAAGCAAGATTATGGGAAGGGTTTCCCGTAAGAAATGCATGTCAGTTTTCTTGGTATTGTGATGGAAGATCCGATACTATTAAAGAAATGCCAAAATTTAGAAAGATTTATAACTTGGCAAAAGAAGTGATGCGTGGAAATTTAGATGATGTTACAGATGGTAGTACATTCTACCACGCAAATTATGTTGATCCATATTGGTCACAAAGTTTTGTTAAGGTAGGACAGATTGATAGTCACATTTTCTACAGAAAATACTGATCCAGAACCAATGAATTTTATTGTTACGGGTGGATGTGGATTTATAGGCTCCCATTTAGTTGAAACTCTTGTTATGATGGGACAGAATGTTCTAGTCATTGATGACATGAGGAACGGTAAAACTATCTTTAAAGATAATCCGCACATAAAATATGTTCATCAGGATGTCTGTAGCGTTCAGCCCACAATTAAAGAAGGAAAGTTTAATGCTATCTTTCATCTAGCAAATACACCTAGAATTAGATTAGCAATGGAGCAACCGTTAGAAGCACTAAGAAATGGGATTGATCCTACGATACATGTTGCAGAATGGGCCAGAAAGTTTAAGTGTCCGTTGTTTTATGCAACTTCTTCTAGCACGATTCATTCTGATTTTACATCGAATCCATACACTTTTGCGAAGACTGTTGGTGAAGATATATTGCAGTTATACGATAAACATTATGGACTTCATTATCATTTATTATATTTTTATAATGTATACGGCCCAAGAGAAGCAGATTATGGAGAACACAGCACAGTTATCAGAGCATTTAAAAATCAGATTTTAAAGGGAGAACCTTTACGAGTTTTTGGTTCTGGCAGAAAGACAAGAGATTTTACACATATTCATGATGTCATTGATATGCTTGTTGTTCTACTTAAAGCAGAAAAGAAACCAAGAAATGTACATCTAGGAACAGGGAATCCTTATTCGATCAGGGATGTTGCTGAAGCATTTAAACATCCTATTGTACATGAGTTTGATAAACCTGGTGAAGCACATGATACGCTTTGTGAAGAACCATATGCACCATGTGATTTTGATGTTATTGGATATATCAAGCATTGGAAAGAAGAGTTTGATGAGTCTAAAACATTTCGTAGAGTACAACAACAATTAGAAGAGATTGATACCAAGTTCGGTATTGATAGTTAGGAGAAGCAATGCCGAAATTAATAGTTGATAATGATACACAGACTCAAAATATGAGTGATGAATTCATGATAACCAAGGAGTTTAAAAACTCTGCTGAATTTTCACAGTACATAGAGAAAGTAGGAGTTCGTACAAATAGTTATATTGATGCGATAGTTGATTATTGCACAAAGCGAGGTATAGAGATTGAGACTATTAAAAAACTTTTATCTCCATCTTTAAAAGATAAGATCAAAGTTGAAGCAGAAAATCTCAACCTTATTAAAGGTTCTGCTGGAGGAAAGTTGCCTATATAATGGATTCGTTTGATGTTTACAAGATATATCTTGCTTTAAAATTACATTTTACAAACAAAAATTATGATGTTGTAAAGTATAATGGCAAAGTAAGGGCATCTGAAAAATCATTCTTGAAAAGAAACGATGGTATCTTCTTCAAAAAATTAGCCAAGAAATATACAAAAGAAGAAATAGTAGATTACTTTATTGCCACTTTTATTGTCTCGGGTTCAACGATTCACCTTTCAAACGAAGCAGACAGAAGATATGAAGAATGGAAAACGAGAAAGTCCAAAAGAGAGTACTTGTTTGAAAAAGATATCGCTAAGATCATATTAGAAATGGAAAAAAGAGAAATTAGTAATCCATTTGTTGAAAAAAATTTGCAACACCCCTTGACTTTTCAATTATACTATGCTAATATAATCAACATTGAAACTATGGTTATCACAGATAAAATTTTTAATTTTGTCGATGTAGATACAAGTGATGTTTTCTTATCTCAGAGTTCATTGACGATAACAAAATATCGACCATTTGTTAAGGTTACAGATACTATGTTGTCTGTAGCGAAAGACCTTGAAGGCTGTATAAATAGGAGTGTTCTTGATGGCCAGCAAGAAAAAGTCTCGATCTCAGTATGAGGAAGAGCATAACCGCCGTGTTCGGAAAGTTGAGTCTGATGTTAAATTAAGACTTGACAAATACAAACACAAGTTATATGATGAAAGCAGTTATGAAAGTGATGACTTTTATGATCAACCGCATATAACGAAAATAAATCGTAAACATCGTACATAAGGAGTAAAATATGTCGTTCAATACACTATCCGATCTTCGGAAATCTCGTGGCAACTTTGATAATCTCATGAAAGAGGTTGAAAAGATGTCTGCTACAACCACCACTCAATCTAGAGATGATGGCAAAGAATGGAAGCCAACAGTCGATAATGCAGGCAACGGTCTTGCTATTATTCGTTTTCTTCCAGCACCTAAAGGCGAAGACTTGCCTTGGGTTCGTCTTTGGAATCATGGCTTTCAAGGTCCCTCTGGAAAGTGGTACATTGAAAATTCTTTAACTACGCTTGGACAGCAAGATCCAGTATCAGAGTTGAATTCTGAACTTTGGAATTCTGGTGTTGATGCTGACAAAGAAATTGCTAGAAAGCAAAAGCGAAGGCTTGCTTACTACACCAATATCGTTGTTGTTAAGGATCCTGCGAAACCAGAAAACGAAGGTAAAGTTTTCTTGTATAAGTTTGGAAAGAAAATCTTTGATAAGATTCAGGACGCAATGAAGCCTGAGTTTGAAGATGAGACTCCAGTAAATCCTTTCGATTTCTGGGAAGGAAGAAATCTTAAACTAAAGATTCGTCAAGTTGAGGGATTCCGAAACTATGACAAGTCGGAGTTTGAGTCCGTTGATTCTGTTGTTGCTGATACTGATGAAGCAATAGAAGAAATCTGGAGCCAGCAACATTCTCTTGCAGAGATTGTTGATCCTAAAAACTTCAAGTCCTATGATGAGTTGAAGAAAAAACTTGACATGGTTTTAGGTTCTACTAGAACTGTTCCTTCAGCGTCAAGCGTATCTGTCCAGACAGGTGATGCCGCTGACGATCTCTTTGTTGAGTCCAACACGGCAAAAGCACCCACATCTTCAGAAGATGAGTCTGCTATGTCGTATTTCGCAAAACTTGCCGAAGACAACTAAATAGTCGTAATTGGCTTTATAGGGGGCCTAGTGCCCCCTTTTTTTGAATCGCTGACATGCATGGTATAATATTCGGTGGATTATTAGAGGATATGGGAATGGACCCTGATGCGTTTAGTATTAGGCGTTCTTCTGGTGCACACAAACTTGCCACATATTTAAGACAACATAACTATGATATCGAAGTAGTAGATTATATCCATCGTTGGAAATTAGAAGAGTTACAAGAATTCACTAGAAAAAGAATTAGCGATAAATTGTTATTCTTTGGTTTTAGTTGCACATTCTTTATTGATACTGATGTGGTGCATGATTTCATTAAGTGGCTCAAACAAGAATACCCAAATATCCCCATTGTTACTGGTAGTCAAAATGCCGCACTAGAAAGTCTGAAGTGTGATTGGTATTGCTATGGGTACGGGGAATACGCTTTATTATCGCTTTTAGAACACTTCCAAGGCGCACCAGAGCCCGTTCATGAGAATAGAGTTATAAATGCATACGCAAATTATAAAGCGTTTCCTAAAGACGAATTAGAAGTCGAATATGAAGATAGAGATCATATTCATGAGAGAGAAATACTTTTATTAGAGTTTGCTAGAGGATGTAAGTTCAAATGCTCATTTTGTTCTTTTCCTGTTCTGGGTGCAAAGGGCAATTATATTAGAAATGCACAGGGTGTTTATGATGAGATGATGAGAAACTATGATAAGTGGGGCGTTACTCACTACATGGTTTTAGATGAAACTTTCAATGATCACAGCGAGAAAATAAAAGTCTACGCGGACGCTTGTAGAAAACTACCATTCAAACCTAAAATGACTGCTTATATTAGAGCCGATTTATTAGTATCTAAAATACAGGACTGGGATAATCTTATTGATATGGGAATAACCTCACATTTTTATGGTGTCGAATCTATGAATCATAAATCTGCAAAGTCTATAGGCAAAGGCATGCAGAGCGGTAAGATACAAGATGGACTATTGGCAGTAGATGAATATTTTAGAAAAAATGCTGGATTTTATAAAGGACATATATCTCTTATTGCAGGACTTCCACATGAAACTCTTGATACACTACGAGAGACAGTATCTTGGTTAAGTAATTATTGGTCACATCATAGTTATCATATGAATGTATTGATGATAAAAGATTTAGATAATCAACCACCTTCGCTCAATCATAATTCAGAAATGGACAAAGACTGGACAAAGTTCGGTTATAGGCGGGCAGAGTGGCAAGAAGATGATATCGATTGGTCAAAAGCAATCAATCCATATTATAAAGGTCTTTATGATTATGTACGAGATACAAAGTATTATTTAAATTGGGAAAATGATGATCTATCTTTACATGCTGTTATGAGATGGTGTGCCGAAGAATTCAGTCAAGCAAAGTTAAGAAACATTGTTGATCCTTTCATGTACGATAAATTTTTTATGGATCCTAGCGTTGAATGGAAAGATTTTATTGAACAAGAAAACATGCAACCCAGAAGAGAACATATTCTCAATCATATAGACGGCTACATTTCTAAGAAACTCTTATAAATAGCCTTATGGCTAACCCATTTGAACAAATACGAGCAAACTCTAACGATCAAAAGAAGAGTTTTGATTGGTATATGCGACAGGTTCGTTCCGTTGCTCGTAATATAACAAGTGCGACTTCCGCTTTCAGAAGTGATTTAGGATCTTTTGAATCACAGTATGATGTGGGAAGCATGTATTTGTTTGTATATGATGCTAAAACATATGGAACTACATTACCATATTTCGATAAGTTTCCCTTATGTCTGCCTTTTGAAGATGCTCAAGGTGGATTTTGGGGTTTAAATTTACATTATATACCGCTTGGCCTGAGGGCTGAACTACTTGGTAAACTTATGGAAACAGCGAAAGATAAAACACTAGATGAGAAATCTACAATGAGATATAATTGGGATTTGTTGAAAAGTGCTTCAAGATTTCCTAGTGTTAGACCTTGTGTGAAAAGATATCTTGGTTCTCATATGAGAAGTGGGTTTTTTAAAGTTAATCCGCAAGATTGGAAAGCGGCAATATTTTTGCCTGTAGAAAGTTTCCAAGGCGCAAGTAGACAAAAAGTTTACACAGACTCAAGGGCTATGATGTAATGGCATATTTTAGTACAAACGATTTTATTTCAAAGGTAAGAGAAAAAGACTTAGCGAGACCCAATCGCTTTGAAGTTTTCATTAGAAGTCCTAACGGCAGATACGGACAAGGCGGTGATAGAGATGTATCTTTATTATGCGAAGAAGCCGCTATTCCAGGTCTTGTTATGACATATGCGCCAGTAAAGTATGGTCATTGGACTGAAAACAGGTTGGCGGGTGTAGAATACTTTGGCGACAACGCACAGATGACTTTTATATGTGATAGCGATTGGGATGCAAGAGGTTATTTTGAATCTTGGATGGCAGAAAGCGTTGATCCAGTATCTAAAGAAGTAACTTTTTATGATGCTCATGTTGGAGAAATAACTATTATTGGGTTAGATAGAAAAGATAATATTGTGGGTGAGTGGACATTAGTCGATGCTTTCCCAAGATTGCTTAGTCTTACACCTCTGTCTCAAAGTGGAGGAGAAGCACCTGTCAGAATTAATGTGTCATTTGCATATAGACATTGGTATTCATATGCATTGAATGATGACAGAAGTGCTTTGGGTAAGTTCTTGAATATTCGCACTGGTAGTTTGAGAGAGCGAATAAAAGGTGGCATTCAAGATAGTATTACAAATGTTGTAGAGGATACTCTCAACAGAATATTTTAGTATAGGAGATTATAATGGCTTTACCAGTTACTGAGTTGCCTTTATTTGATGTGGATGTTTTATCTGTAGATAAAAAAGTAAAGTTTAGGCCCTTTAAAGTAAAGGAAGAAAAACTTTTAGTTTTAGGATCACAGTCTAAAGACTTTACGGATCTTGTAAAGGCTATACAGCAAGTAATAACAAATTGTTCTTTTGGAAAATTGAGTGGTGATGAGTTACCTATTTTTGATTTACAGAACATCTTTCTTAAATTAAGATCGGCATCTATTTCACCAATCTTCCAGGTGAATTTAACATGTGGACATTGTGGACATGTGTCGTTGCAAGATATTGATTTAGATAAGGTTGAAATCAAGACAAGCGAAGATCATGTAAATCCGGTGTCTATTAATGACAGTGTTTCGATAGAGTTCAATTATCCTAGTGCAGAAGATTTGGCGACATTAGCAACAGCAACAGAAGAAGCGCCAATCTGGGAAGTTGCACAAAGATGTATTCGATCTATTCATACGACGGATGCTACATTCGAGGCAGAAGATTTATCAGAAGAAGAAAAGGCAGAATATATTGAAAATCTGACTTTTGAAGAATTCAATAATATAAAAGAATTTTTTAATACAATGCCTGTTATGGAAAATGAACTTTCATTAGAATGTGAGAAGTGTGGAGAGAATAACATAATTTATATGAATGGTTACTTGGATTTTTTCGACTAACCCTTTCTCATGAGACACTGGAGAATTTCTTTAAGACTAATTTCTTACTGATGCAAGAACATAAATATTCTCTTAGTGAAATCGAAAACTGGATGCCGTGGGAAAGGGAAGTCTACATTAGTATGTTGATAGAACATTTAAAGAAGAAAGCAGAGAAGAAACGAGAACAAGGCTAATATATGTTTCAATTATTAACAAAAGGACTGGGAAATTCGATACCTACTATCGGAGCAAACAATCGACAGGAACCTAGTGTTGATGGTCCTATTCTTTTCCAAGATCAAAGAAGGCAGTCTGCATCTGCACAAAGCAATCTTGGATTCAATACGGTCTCACAGAACGCAACGAATGTTCCCACATCTACACAAAGAGCCGCGCCTAACAATGCAAGAAACACAACAACATCTAATGTTGAGAATACAGTAAAAAATATTGCGACAGATGTTCAAAGACTTGAAGGATTAGAAGATGTTGAAGAGACTCTTGAGAGAATGGATGAAAAACTAGGTAAACTAGTAAAAGCAGAAGAGTCTGAAGAAAAAGCAAGAAAATCAAAAAAACGCCAAGACGAATTACCACAAAATGTAAGTGGCGATACTCTAAAAGATAGATTCAAAGATAGCGGAATGGGAGATCGTGCTGGTCAACTAGCAGGTGCCGCTGGAGGTGCCGTAGCGGGCGCTGGTTTATTGGCTATGCTTTTTGGTCCTCAGTTAATGAAAGACATGAAAGAAAAATCCGAAGAGGGTCTAAAAAGATGGGATGAAACCATAAACAACTTCAAAAGCAAAATGGATGAAGTTTTAGGCACAGGTAATATGATTCAAGAGGCTACTGACGAAGAACAGATAGCCACAAAATTGGCATTACAATCTGGTGCCGCTGGTAAAGTACTTACAACTGGTGTTGATGCGATAACATCAAAGCCCGTTGCGAATGTTGCCGCCAAAACAGCAGGACTTGCTGCCAAGGGAACAGTGATGGCAGCCGAGGGTTTGACAAAGGTTACAGCATCAACTATTGATGCCGCAACAACTGCTATTAATCAAGCAGGACAAACAACGACAACTGACAGTCGTGGCAGACAACTCACAAGAAACACAACAACAGGAAGACTTGAAGCGAAGGCAGAAGGAACTAGACTTAGACAGGGTATAGACGATCTTGCACAAAAGGCTAATGCCGCCAAGGCTGCAACGCCAGAACTCGTAAAAGGAGCCGCGAAAGGAGCCGCGAAAGGTGCAGGTTCGGCAGCCAAAATATCTGCTATGGTTGCTCAGATGGTTGCACGAAATGGAGCACAACTTGTCGCTAAAGCATTACCTCTAGCGGGTGCTGGAATTGGTGGTGCAATGTCTATAAACAAAATGATTGAAGGAGATTATTATGGTGCCGCAGCCGCTGGTGCTGGTGCAGTATTGTCTTTTGTTCCTGGTATTGGTACAGCAGGAGCAGTTGGCGTTGGAGCATATGAGTTAGCAAGAGAAATATATAATAACCTTGAAGGACAATATCCCGAAAACGATCCCAACGCCGCTGAAAAGTGGCCAGAAGTATTGGAGCAGACAAAAGAAGCAGTTGTCAAATATGTAGCAGATGGTGTTAAGCAGTATAAAATGGATAAAGCGAATATAAAGAAATCTAGAGACTCTGGTTTATTTGATAAAGATTTAATTGGAAACAGTGAAATTGATCTCAAGATGGCAGAAACTGCCACTACTGGTGAGTTAGAATCCATCTTGAGAGATGACGATCTTAGCGATGACGATACAGCCTCTGTAAAAGCAATATTAGCAAAAAGAGCAGAAGCAATAGAACAAGGTACTACTTTATCAGTTGCACCTGGAGAAGCCGCTTCTTTAGAAGCAGATCAAGCCGCTGAGTCTGTTCTTGCTAGTAATGTACCAGCAATAGATCCTGCTAAAATGAAATCAGCCACAGATCAAGTTGAAGAGTTAGCAATGGCAGAAGCAGGCGGAAATCAACCAGTTGTTAATGTTGCTCCAGCACAAGTTAGTGTTCCAAAATCAGATGCTCCTAATGTTAGTGTGAGTGTTAATGTCGGAGATCCGATGTTGAACAAAGATCGATGGGCACACATTATCTTACCGCAACTAGCGTAACATATTCATTAAAATTTCATCAAATCCTTCTCTTGAAGTCATTCTTCTATGGGTTCACAATTGACTTCGTGCCAAGGAACAGTATTACCCCATATAAAAAATCCAGTTACAAGTGCTACTGCACCACCTGTTGCAACTGAACCTGAGATAACTCCAGCACCTATTCCTGATACAGAACCTATGAGAAGATATCCACTCGTAGGACAATATTCGTTACCGTATCCATTACCTCTTTTTAAATCTAGATGTGGATTAGAAGCACAACCACCTAATAACAATAATGTTAAAAGTTTTTTCATCAAATCTTCCTATGCATAATAATTTATTTTCCAATTACCTTCGTGATCTTCAATTAATGCTGA